TCAAACACACGAGTTAGTGCTCACTGGTTTGTTTGGCCCAGTCTATCAAGTAACTGAAACCAAAAAACTTATTGAAGAAAAAACTCTGGCTGAGTTTAATATTAAAGCTATTACGCTCCAATATAGCGACGAGATAAGAAAGATAAATAAGAATAAGTCGTACCAAGAAGAAATAGATTGGATCGTAAAGAATGAAGCGCGTAATAAATTTATACGAAACTTGGCTCATAGCTTACCAGGCAATACTCTTATTTTATTTCAATTTGTGGACAAACATGGCAAAGTCCTTGAGCCAATGCTTCACAAAAAAGGAAAGACTGTCCACTTCATTCATGGCGGGGTTGGGGCTGAGGATAGGGAATCTGTTCGTGGTATTGTTGAATCTTCTGGTGATAACATTATCCTTGCCAGCTATGGTACTTTTAGTACTGGTGTTAATATTAAGCGACTTGATAATATTATTTTCGCAAGTCCTTCAAAGTCAAAAATAAGAAATCTTCAATCAATAGGTCGAGTTTTAAGAAAAGGTAATGGAAAAGAAAAAGCAACTCTTTATGACATTGTAGATGATTTACAGTGGAAGTCACATAAGAACTTTGCGGTAAGGCACTTTATGGAAAGAGTTAAAACATATTCAAACGAAGGTTTTGAGTTTAGAATATATAACGTAGATCTGAAAGGATAGTATATGAATTTAATGCACGTTAAACTTCGTACTGGCGAAGATATACTATGTCAAGTTGAAGATTTAAGTGGAAAGTATAAAGTAATCGCGCCGGTACAAATAAATATTAATCCAGTCAACGGGATCTTTGTACGAGACTGGTTGCTTTATTCAGAAGATAATTTTATTTTTATCGATAAAGCAGATATATATTTTTGTAATGTTGCTTCTGAAAAAGCAATGATGTATTACGAAGAATATCTGTATCAGCAAGTAGAAGAACCGGACGAAGAATTAAGCGACTTAGAAGAGTTGTTTATGACCATGATGGAATCAAAGGAGTTTATCAAACATTAATTTGTTTAAACCTTAATAAGATTATATCAACAACATCAAGAATGTCAACCGTTAATTTACTGTACACAGCAAAAAAAGTTGTGTACATTTGTCGTTACTTGTGATAGATTAGATTATAGAAATAACAGGAGTAATCATGGCAAGAAAAGCAAAACGCAATTACGTCAACAACGCTGAGTTTTATTCAGCTATGGTTGACTACAAACAAATGTGCAAAGATGCCGAAGAGTCTGGTGAAGAAGTACCACGTATTCCCAATTATATTGGAGAGTGTATCTATGAGATAGCTAATCGTTTATCTTATAAGCCAAACTTTATTAACTATTCGTATCGTGATGATATGATTTCAGATGGTATTGAAAACGCGGTTATGTGTGTACGTAACTTTGATCCTGAAAAATCTAAGAATCCTTTTGCTTATTTTACTCAAGTTATTTACTTTGCTTTCATTCGTAGAATCCAAAAAGAAAAGAAGCAGTTATACGTAAAGCATAAAGTAGTTGAGAACTCAGTAGTTACTGGCACTATTGTAAATAACTCAGATCACTCTGAACTTGGTGGTGCTGCCTATGTAGATCTCAATAATGATTACATGAGTGACTTTGTACGCAATTACGAAGACTCAATGGAAAAGAAAAAGAAAGTAAAAGAAAAAAAGAAAACAGGACTTGAAAACTTTTTTGATGAGGATAAAGAATGAAACCTATTCCCGTGCTTATCGAAGACATGATCAAAAAGGTCAATGATAAGTCAACCCACCCTGAACAACGACAGCATTATGCTAAAACACTTGAACATATTATTGAAGAAGCTCAACGTGCTGTAAATAATTATGACCGTGAACGAATGGCGAGTTTTAAAAATAGATGAAGATTGCTGTAATTACTGACACCCACTGGGGCGCAAGAAATGATAATCTTGCGTTCTTAAATTATTTTACACGATTCTATAGAGAAGTATTTTTCCCTACATTAAAAGAACGTGATATTTCTCACGTACTACACCTTGGTGACTTAACTGACAGACGTAAGTACATTAATTTTGTTACAGCTAAGAGAATGAATGATGAATTCCTTAAGCCTATGTATCAAAATAATATATCGTTTGATGTAGTCGTAGGTAATCATGATACATTCTATAAGAATACAAATAGTGTAAATAGTATCAATGAATTATTTGGCCATGCTCGCTACGATAATATGCGTGTACATTGGAACAATATGTTCGATCTTATGTTTGATGATGGATGTCACATATTGATGGTGCCTTGGATATGCGCAGAAAACAAAGATAAGTTTATGGCTGAGCTTAATGTGTCTACTGCTAATGTAGTAATGGGCCACTTTGAGATTACTGGTTATGAAATGATGAAAGGCCAACTATGTGATCATGGCTTAGATAAAAACGTATTCAAAAAGTTTGATAGTGTTTACTCTGGTCACTTCCACCATCCATCATCTCATAGCAATATTACTTACCTAGGTGCTCCGTATGAAATGACTTGGAGCGATTATGAAGGTAAACGTGGATTCCATATATTCGACACCGAAACACGTGAGATGGAGTTTATACCTAATCCATTCCGCATGTTCCATAAGATATTCTATGACGATACGAATATGACTATCGAAGATGTAACTCAACTCGATACAGAACAGTTGACAAATGCATTCGTTAAGGTTATAATCAAGAATAAAGATAACCCATATATTTTTGATTTATATCTCGATCGCATCCAGCAATCGGGTGCTGTTGACATTAAAGTGGTTGAAGACCACATGAATTTAGATTTAGTTGATGAAGACGAATTAGTAGATGAAGCTCAAGATACGCATACGATACTCAATCAATATGTTGATAGCTTAGAAACTAAAGTGTCGAAAGATAAGATTAAGAATATGATTACTGACTTGTACCAAGAGGCAATGAATTTATGAGTGCACTCCACTTTCATTATGTAAAGTATAAAAACATTCTTTCAACTGGTAACCAATGGACTCGTATTGACTTAGATCAAAATAAGTCTACGTTGATCGTAGGTGAGAATGGTGCTGGTAAGTCTACGATACTTGACGCTATATGCTTTGCTCTATATGGTAAACCATTTCGTAAGATTAATAAGCCACAGCTTATGAATTCGATCAACCAGAAAGAATTGGAGGTTGAGATTGCTTTCCAAACTTCTGGTAAAAAGTACGTTATCAAACGTGGTATTAAGCCCAATATTTTTGAGATCTGGAGAGATGGCGAACTGATTAACCAAGACGCTGCAGCTCGAGATTACCAAACACATCTCGAAGATAACGTATTGAAAATGAATTTTAAATCATTTGGTCAAATCGTTGTACTAGGTAGTTCTACCTTTGTTCCATTTATGCAATTACCTGCTCATTCACGCCGCGAAGTAATTGAAGATTTACTCGACATTCAGATCTTTACGACTATGAACTTATTGTTAAAAGATAAAGTTTCAAATAATAAGTCTGAGATTACTGACCTTAAATATCATATAGATTTGGTCAAAGATCGTATTCAATCGGCTAAAGACCATAACGCTGAGATTGCTCAAATGAAATCGGCCGAAGTCGATAAGATTAAAGATAAAGTGAAAGAAAAACTTGAATATATAGATTCAGAACAAGATGAGATAGAAACCATCGAAACTAAGATGGATGAGTTAGTACAATCTATATCTGATAAAGAAGAACAGCAAACTAAATTGAAAGCATTGGAAGATGTTGAACGCAAACTGGAATCTAAGTCTAAACAACTTACAAAAGATATCCAATTTTTCGAGAACCACGACAATTGTCCAACCTGTAAACAAGGTATTGAACACGACTTTAAACAGGAAACAATTACCGGACACTCAGCAAAAGTCGAAGAAATCAACCAAGCAAAACTCCAGCTTGAAGAAAAAAAGACAGAACACTCGAGTAGACTTACAAGCATAAGCTTAGTTGAGTCTGACATTTCAGGTTTACATCTTACTGCGTCAGAACATCGGGCTAATATCAAGCTTACTAAAAATCAACTTAGTGCTATCCGTAAAGAACTCGAAGAAGCTGAGACCGAAGCCGAAGCTATTGATAACTCAAAGATCGAAGAACTTGAAGAGGATCTACGTTCTTATCATATTAAGAATGAACAGCTTATTAATGATAAAGAAGTACTATCAGTGGTATCGTCAATGCTTAAAGATGGCGGGATTAAAACTCGTATTATTAAACAATACGTTCCAGTCATGAATAAGCTAATCAATAAATACTTAGCGTCGATGGACTTCTTCGTCGACTTTCAACTTGATGAGAATTTTAATGAAACTATTAAGAGTCGTTTCCGTGATGTTTTTTCTTATGCTTCGTTTTCCGAAGGCGAAAAGCTTCGTATCGATCTCGCTTTATTATTTACATGGCGAGCAGTATCCAAACTCAGAAACTCAGTCTCAACAAACCTCCTCATTATGGACGAAATCATGGACTCGTCTTTGGACAATGCTGGGACTGAAGAGTTTCTTAAAATCATAAATGAGTTGACAAATGACTCAAATATTTTTATAATAAGTCACAAAGGGGATCAACTATTTGATAAGTTTGAATCCGTTGTGAAATTTAAGAAAGTTAAAAACTTTAGCGTTATGGAGACTTAATATGTCATTACATGGTAGACTTGAAGCTTTACGTTATAAGCATAATAATTTACATTCAAAGATAGAAGCGCTTGAAGCTGAAAAGGCACCAGACAAATATATTAAACCTCTTAAAAAAGAAAAGCTTCTACTCAAAGATCAGATAGAAAAAATTAAGAAAGAACTAATAATATGAAATACATATTCGATGTAGACGGTACACTCACTCCCAGTAGAGGTATTATTGATGTTAACTTTAGATCATTTTTTAATTCTTTCTGTTTGGTTAACGATGTATATTTAGTTACGGGTAGTGACAAAGAAAAAACTGTAGAACAAATAACAGAGTCAACTTATAACTTATGCAAACGGGTATATCAATGCGCAGGTAATGATGTATGGGAATGCAATAATAACGTTTATACGAATACGCTTGAAGTAGATCCGGATATGCAAAAAATGTTTGATCAGTATCTTAAAGAAAGTAAGTTTGCCGCACGTACTGGAAATCATATTGACGTAAGGCCTGGCCTTATTAATTTCTCGATCGTTGGTCGTAATGCCACACTCGCTGAACGTAAGATGTATGTAGCGTGGGATGGTGTAACAAGTGAAAGGCAAGAAATTGCTGACAATCTCAATGCTATGTTTGATGATTTTGATTGCACGGTGGCAGGTGAGACTGGAATTGATATTGTACCAAAGGGCAAAGATAAAGCTCAAATTCTAAAGGACTTTGATAACTATAAAGAATTACATTTCTTTGGTGATAAAATGGAACCGGGAGGAAATGATTATACTCTTGGTGCTAAGTTAGCATACGGTGGTGGTAAAATAACACAAGTGAAAGGTTGGGAAGATACATGGCAAAGACTGAAAAGTTTGTAGGATTTACTTGTAGTACATTTGACCTATTACACGCTGGTCATATTGCTATGTTACGTGAAGCAAAGGCGCATTGCGATTATTTAATTTGTGGACTACAAGTAGATCCATCTGCCGATAGGCCAGAAAAGAATAGTCCAGTGCAGACTATAGTGGAGCGCTATACTCAGTTACAGGCTGTGAAGTATGTTGATGAAATAGTTGTTTATTGTTCTGAGCAAGATTTAGTTGACATTCTTGAAATATATGATATAAATGTAAGGATACTTGGAGACGAGTATAAGAATAAAGATTTTACCGGTAAAGACGTATGTCGTCGACGTGGCATTCAACTTTACTTTAACAAACGAGATCATCGCTTTTCAAGCTCTGATCTTCGAAAGCGAGTTTATGAAATGGAGAAAAAGAAATGAGTGATTGGGCAAACGATATTTACATGATGCATAACAAATATGGTGTGCGTGATTGGTTTGAAGCCAATAAAGACGATAAAGAATTAATGCGGAAATATCTTATGTTTCGTATGCTAATGATTAATGAAGAAATGCATGAAACTCTACAAGCGTTGAATACCGGTAATGCTGAAGAAATTGTAGATGGTCTAATTGATTTGTGTGTTTTTGCTATAGGTACACTCGACGTATTTGGCGTTGACGCCAATAAAGCATGGGATGAGATTTATCGTGCTAATATGGATAAAAAAGCTGGTGTAAAGCCTGGGCGGCCAAATCCATTTGGACTACCAGATCTATTAAAACCTAGCGGTTGGCAAGGACCTAACCACGAAGACAATCACGGTGAATTAAATAAGGCCTTGTGATATTTCAATTTGTCTTTGACCCCAAGCCGTTTCGAAGCCAGCTTCTCCGTAAACTGCTCTTTCATTGTTTCCCCACAATCTTTTTAAATAAGAATTGTAAGTGCTTTCTATTTCTTCGTCTGAGGCTTTGGGGTTTATTAAATGGCCTTTCACTAACCAATGTAAGCGGTTAGCTTCTTTACGTTGAAAGTAGGTCATAGGTTCTCCTTTGTAAAACCTTATATAATATATATGAAGTGTTACCGTTAACACTTTCGAAAAAAAATGAAAAAAAGTGAAAAAAACTATTGACATTTGTTCTTAGAAAGATTATATTAGATATATAAGGAAAAACGGAGAACTCAAATGCAAGCGATTCAAAAACTTATCGATCAAACATTTAGCTACGCTCAAGAGGGTGGTGAACTTGCTGAAATGTATATCTGCGATATGAAGCAATTCCAAGAAGTTCAGTTTAACTTAACCTTTGGCGATTACGATACTGCTTCAAAGGTTGTTGACGACATGGACACTGAGCCTCGTGAACAAATCATTATAGCTTTGGTTGAAGACTTTGGTGCTTCATTAGTTGAAAATAAATTTGGTTTTTGTGCTGC